CGGCTTCAACGTTACTTTCCATGGCCCCCTACTAAGACTTAAATATCAATCTGAAATAAGAATTAAAGAGGTCCAAGACAAAGTAGAACAAGACGGATTTTTAATAAACAAAAAACTACTTAGTAGAGATCACAATAGGACATGTCCAGTTTGTGATAAATATTCTTTTCACCCACGGGATGATTTGTATATGAATAAGTTCGAAGCATGCTTCGGTTGCTATATACAATACATTGACGGAAGAGAATCAAGATGGGCCACCGGCTGGAAGCCCGATAAGGAAGAATAATATGGCAACAGTATACGAAATCATTCAAGGGATTAATCAAGCTGCAGCAAACGCTGGTTGGGACGGTGCTCACGAAGAGTCACTGCAGGCAGACGGCGAAGCCCGCGACGCTGGTTTGAAGAGGCAAGAAGGACACTATATTAACGATCGACGCGTCATGGACGGCTTCAACGTTACTTTCCATGGCCCCCTACTAAGACTTAAATATCAATCTGAAATAAGAATTAAAGAGGTCCAAGACAAAGGTTTTGAAGACGAGATTATTCGTCGGCTACAGGAGATTGTTAAATTCCTGAAGAAAGAATACAAAGCCATCACGGGCGATACACTAACCTTAAAAATAGAAGGTGAGCATCACATTATAGTACAGAGAATTTCTAACTATCGCACCGACGTGCAGGCACATTGTGATTATCGTATCGGTGGTTTAACTGATGTTATTGAGGTAAATAAGGGTTCCGATGACGACCGCCTAGACAAAGCAGTTAGAGATTTTCTTTCGCAGGGGAGAGACAAAGCCAAGAAGCCTTCTAATATAAAGGTTTAATAAATGGTTGCTTTAAACAAGCAAGAAATATTAAAAGAAGTAATCAAAGCCGGTAAAGATCCGGTTTACTTCACTGTCAATTACTGCCGTATTTCCCATCCTCAAAAGGGACTTATTCCATTTAAAGCTTATGGTTATCAGGAAGATCTATTAAAAGATTTTCGAGACTATCGCTTTAATATTATCTTAAAGGCACGCCAGCTGGGCATCTCTACCATTACAGCTGCCTATATTGCATGGTTGATGCTTTTTCATCGCGATAAGAATATCCTTGTCGTGGCAACAAAGCTGCAGACTGCCACAAACCTCGTTAAAAAAGTTAAAGCTATTATCAAGAATCTCCCTGATTGGATGAGAATCTCGGATATTGAAATTGATAACCGAACCTCTTTCGAACTAAAAAACGGTTCTCAAATCAAGGGCTCCTCCACCTCGGGTGATGCAGGACGATCGGAAGCTTTATCATTGTTGGTGATCGACGAGGCTGCCCACGTTGAAAAACTCGACGAGCTGTGGACCGCACTGTATCCTACTCTCTCTACTGGAGGCCGCTGCATAGCTCTCTCAACCCCCAATGGTGTTGGCAACTGGTTCCATCAGAATTGTGTTGAAGCTGAAAACAGCACAAATGATTTTTATATGACAACTCTGATGTGGGACGAACACCCAGATCGCGACAAAAAATGGTTTGACAAAGAAACCAAAAACATGTCCAAGCGACAGATAGCTCAAGAGCTTGAATGTAATTTCAATGTATCTGGCGAGACTGTCATTCATCCAGACGATCTACTTTGGTATTTAGAAAGAACTAAAGTGCCTAAATATCGTGCCGGCGGAGATAGAAATTATTGGATATGGGAACAATACGACGAAGCTAAGCCTTATCTGATCGTCGCCGACGTCGCCCGGGGCGATGGGAAGGACAACAGTGCCTTCCACATTATCCAACTTGAAGACCTTATACAGGTCGGGGAGTATGTGGGCAAAACAACTCCCGATGATTTCGCGGACATATTATATAACGTTGCCGCCGAGTACGGAAACCCCATGCTGGTTATAGAAAATAACAATATAGGGTACGCAGTACTTAAAAAACTGATTGATAAAGAGTATCCTAACCTATACCATTCGACCAAGGGAGATCATCGATATGTGGATCCCCTTTCGGCTGCGTGGCAATCTAATGTGATAGCGGGCTTTACTACTTCTTCAAAAACTCGACCCCTTATCGTCGCTAAGATGGAAGAGTTTATGAGAAACAAACTAATTAAAATTAACTCTAATCGTTTGCTTTCTGAAATGAAAACGTTTATTTGGCGCAACGGACGCCCCGAGGCAATGCGAAGCTATAATGATGATTTGGTAATGTCATTAGCTATTGGATGTTGGGTGAGAGATACAGTGATAATAGAAAATCAAAAAAATATAGAATTTAGCAAGAGCTGCTTATCATCAATTTCTACATCTACAACTGCAATTTCTACTACCATTAATGGTATGACAGGACATAAAGCGACCAAGGAAAACCAGCGCACCCTAGAGGGCATGGAATTTAATGAGCAATATATTGCTTTGATAAAAGGATAGTGAACAATGGCAAAAAACGATAATAACCCAAGAAACCCATCAGCGCCACTATTCAAAAGGTTGACTCGATTACTCTCGGGCCCTATTGTAAATTATCGAGCACAGGTTGCCAGACAAGAGAAACGCGGCGAACTTGATAAATATCGATATCGCTTCCGCTCATTAAGCGGTCAAGAGTTTAAGCGCTCCGATAATAATTTTTCCCAAAATTATAACCTTTTTACGTCAGCGGCCTTTCGAAATCAGAACCGCGCCGAGCGCTATATTGATTTTGAGCAGATGGAATACATGCCTGAGATCGCCTCGGCTATTGATATCTATGCTGATGAGATGACAACATCTAACGATTATGATAAGCTCGTGAGTGTAAGCTGTCGCAATCTAGAAATTAAAACAATTATTGAAACACTGTTCTACGATGCATTAAACATTGAGTTTAATGCTTTCGGCTGGGCCCGCTCAATGTGTAAATATGGAGACCTGTTCTTGTATATGGACATCGATGAGAAACTTGGGGTGACATCAATTATCGGCCTACCAAATAACGAGGTGGAACGCCTCGAAGGTATAGACCCATCGAACCCGAATTATGTACAGTACCAGTGGAACGGCGGCGGCATTACTTTTGAGAACTGGCAGGTTGCACACTTCCGTATTCTAGGCAACGATAAGTACTCTCCCTATGGGACCTCTGTCTTAGACCCCGCCCGGCGCATCTGGCGCCAGCTTGTTTTGCTAGAGGACGCGATGATCGCTTATCGTGTGGTCCGCGCACCAGAGCGCCGCATATTTCAAATTGATGTGGGCAATATCCCACCACAGGATGTACCCCAATACATGGAGAAAGTAAAAACAGAGATGAAACGGAATTCTTTAGTTGATGCCACAACTGGCCGCGTCGACCTTCGTTATAACCCACTGTCTCTTGAGGAAGATTACTTCATTCCTATGCGCGGCGGAGTCGGCTCCGACATTAAATCACTACAGGGCGCCTCAAGCCTCAATGATATTGACGATGTTAAGTATCTTCGCGACAAATTATTTGCAGCGATTAAGATACCTCAGTCATATCTTACAAACTTAGATGGTGACAACGAAGATAAAACGACCTTAGCCCAGAAAGATATTCGTTTCGCTCGTACTATCCAACGCTTGCAGCGGCCTTTTGTAACTGAGCTAGAAAAAGTTGCTGTGGTGCACTTGTATACTTTAGGTTTCCGCGGCGAGGATTTAATAAGCTTTACTCTGTCCCTCAATAACCCCTCAAAATTGGCAGAACTTCAGCAGCTCGAATATTTACGTACCAAGTTCGATGTGGCAAACGCCATTCCAGAAGGTACATATAGCAAACGATGGGTGGCGAATAACATACTGGGTCTATCCGACGATGAATTCTTGCGCAACCAGCGAGAGTCCTTCTACGACAGGAAATGGCAGCAGTCACTCGAGGCAGTTACAGAACAGGGCGCCGAAGAAGCTTTAGCCGGCGGAGATCTCGGAGGAGACCTAGGCGGCGACGACTTGGGAGGAGACCTCGGAGGGGACCTAGGCGGAGAAGACCTCGGCGGCGAGGCCGGCGAAGAGGCAGGCGAAGACACGGCGCTACTGGCCACTCCCGGCCGAAGAGAGGATCTAGAAGAAGATGACCACACAAGTCATTATTCTAAGGGTCGCACATATACTCGAAAGGATGGCCGCTCTGATAAACGACGAACGTACTCTACAGGCCCCCACCGACGGGAGCTAAAAAATACACACACTCCGGAGGCTCCGGCCCTTCGATCTGACCGCGTACGAACCCCAGGATCTCTAGGAATGGTAGATTTTAGATCCTTATTAGGACTTGAAGAGAATACTCCGGCTACTTATAATAAAAACGAAAGATGTTTAATGGAGAACACTACACGAGTTCGCCGGCTTGTTGAAGCAATGGAAAAAAAAGAGGCAGACAAAGATGAAACATAATAAAAAGAGAAACACCGCGTTTATTTATGAAACTTTATCGCGTGAATTGACCAAAACTATTTTAGATAAAGATGACGCAAAAAAAAGCCAGATTGTTTCTATTTTTAAGGAATATTTTTCTGGAAGTAGTGTCCTCGCTCAAGAACTACAAGTTTATAAGTCAATTCTTGACACGAACAACATAAAAAAGCACTTAGCTGAGAGAATCTTACAAGAATCCAAAACTGCCCATGCTTCCTTGAATGAGAAGAATATTTTTGATGCTCAATCTCAACTTATAGCACGGGTCAATAAGGGCCTAGGCCAACAGGTGTGGTCTAATTTTATACCAAATTTTAAATTTCTAGCTTCTATAGATGCTATTTTTAATAAGAAAACCTCCCTCAAGGGCCGCGTGTTATTCGAACAACTGGCCGTAGATACAATGAGTGAAAAGAGAGGCGCCCCGCCCGCGGCCCTTAAGCCACTGGACGCTCTAACCTATAGGACTTTTATCGATAAATTTAATGGCAAGTATGAAGTGCTGCTACAGGAACAAAAAGACTTGCTGAATAACTATATAGCAAGCTTTGCTGACGAAGGCTTTGAGATGCGGCTGTATTTAAACCGCGAGCTGGGACGTCTTAAGTCTACCCTCGCCGAATCTCTCGAAGCCACTCAAGACGAATATATGAAACAAAGTATAGGGGGGGTTACCGAGTATCTAGATGGTTTTAGAAAAAGGGAGTTTAGTGACACTGATCTAATTAAGGTACTAAAAACTCAAGAATTGGTACAGGAATTATCAACAGATGATTAAAATAAAGATCGGCGGCCCACAGGCCACAGTAGAATTAAACGCGCGCAAGACGCTCGATGGCTCTTTATTGATTATGGATCATAGAAAGATCGACATCGCGGTCGTACCAGAGGGTATGAAGATCGTGACGTTCCCAAAAGATAGTGCTACAGAAGATGTTTATGAATACCAGAATAGATTATTGGAATTGTTGGCCGACAAGGGAATCATCGACCGGGCCACCATACAGGGAGGTAATATTTTTAGGTCCCTGGAAGGGCTCGTATATGAGAGCAAAGAAGTCAATTCTATACAGGCCGCCGTGTATGTAATCAGCGAGTTTATACAGACAGAGGCTGCCCACGAAAAGATCGCGGATAGCTACGAAAAAGAACTTGAAGACATGTACACCCATCCCGATGATCGGGACACCACTGAGCTGGGCGAAGTTCCGCAATACGCTCAGAAGGGCTCCATGCGTCCTGGTTACTACTATTATCCATTGCGGAACCGGTACTAGACCATGAGCGACATGAAACTCATTATGGAGAATTGGCGCGAGTATCAATTAAATGAAATAAGCGGATCTGATCCCGTGACGTACGGGCTTTTGAAGAGCATTTTAAAATTAATGACAGGTGCGAAACAAGGTCTCGCCGGCGATGCATTGGCAACTGCATCTGGTATTTTCGACTTTATAAAGGGGGGTGACGCCGGCGAGATAGTGGGCTTTATCTCGGGAATGTTTGAGGGCCAAGAGGAAGAGGCGCCCTTGCTAACTGAGGAACTGCTCAATGAGTTTGTCCTAACTGTTGGGGCAGTGTTACTGGGTATGAAGGCCTTGGGTGCAGTGAGCACGGGAGTTAAACTCGTTGGCCTCGGTAAAAAACTCTATAGTAAATTAAAGGGCGAACCCACGGAAAAGACGGACAAGCTGCCCTTCCTTGATCTCTTCAATTTAGATCCCGAATACTCAGCGATAGTAGATGACAGAATTGAAGAAGAGTTTTTACAATGGTGGCTGACGGAACTGGAAGGCCAAGGCGACGAGGAAGAAGTGGCCTCTGAAGATCTAGATGTCAATGCAAACCTTATTAAGTTTTTAAATTCTAAGTATGGTCGTCAACTAGCAGGCCACACGGCTCCTGGCGTAGCAGGGGGAGGCACCACCGCTGATATGAAGTCAGTTAAGAAGGCCGCCCTGAAGAAGCGAGCCACCGGCGGCGTCGGAAAGCAGCTTGAATAATTAATGGAACTACTACACTTTATACTTGCCGCATACGGCATGACATTTATGATCATACACGGACATATCTTTAATAAGATCCGTCCAGAATGCGCTTCCTGGGGTGGCTTCGGGCGCTTATTCCACTGCCACCTGTGCATGGGATTCTGGGTTGGCGTGTTTCTATGGGGCATAAGTCCATATACAGAACTATTTAGTTTTAGTAATCAGCCTATGACCGCATTCATGTGCGGCTGTATTAGTGCTGGCACATCATACTTCTTGAGTATGTTGGTCGAAGATTACGGGATCCGAGTGATCCACAAAGGAGGTGAGCAATTATGAAAAAATGGATGATTCAACCAGTTCGACGATGCTGCTCAGGCAGTTGACCACTTTAAAGGAATAATATTATGGCACACAGAAAAAACACAAAACGAATAGATCCAAGATACTTCTTGAACGAGACAGCGAATCGTAATGATGACGGTTCTCGCTTGGAGGAGATCTTTGGTTTCTCTAGTAAAGAGAAGCTAGAAAAACTCTGGGACCCAGAACACGGCGGATAT